GGCTCCAGAGCCATTAGTTACTTGGCGTGCACCAACTAAAGCATGCTCTAAATCACGCTTAAGCTCGGTACCCTTCTTTTTCATTTGGTACGCAAACTCAGAGTTGCGCCCAGCCTTAGAAACACTATCAAGAGTCTTAGAAACTTGGATGTGCTTAGTAAGGATTTGCGAATAGTTACCAACACGGGCTGTGCTAGTACTTGCTACAGATGATGCTGCAAAGTCTGAACCTTCAGCTTGAGCATTTGCAGCGGGTGCCGCTAGCTCATCAGTTTGCCACTCGTGAAAGACGGCTGTAGCTTTTTTGTTGCCAATAGAAGATAAGAACGGAGTCTCATCTCTAGTGATCATAGTTATAAAAGATGCCAGGTCTTCCTTTTTACCCTTGGTATCTTCCGTTCTAAATATTGCCATTTTAATTTTTCCTATAAAATATTACAATTGTTAAGAGATAAGAAAGATTAATTATCAAACATTCCATCTACCAGTCCTGCTAAGAAAGAATCACTTTGATTTTCTGTAGCGTCTCCTGATAAAACTTTATTGCGTAACTCTTTTTCTTTCTCACTAGTTTTAGCCTTTTTGCTTACAGGCTTAGTTGCCTTAACACTTTTAGTAGGAGCTTTTTTACGCTTTTGAACAGCAACTTTTTTGCTATCCTTTAAAGCTTTATAATCGTACATTAGCGCAATAACTTTAGGATCTATAACGTTTGCAAATTCAGGAAAACCCAAATCTTTTACTGCCCAGGTAACTACGGATTCGTAGTCATCTTGCCAGCCTGGCAGATCCTTATCTAATGCTGAAATAGCTTGTTCTTTGGTTGCTTGCAACATTGCTGCATCCGCTTGGTTCTTTTCAGAGGTTGCTTCATCTTTAAGACGAGCTGCTTCTTTCTTTTTAGACTCAAGCTCTTTAGCTTTGTTGCGTCTGGCCTCTTGCCATTTAGGCAATTCAAACATATCATCATCATTTATTAATTGCTGTATTTTGCGATCATACGCCTCTAACTGCACTGCGTCACTATCAACTTCCTTAGCGAGCAATTCAGAATTTTGTAATTTAAGCGTAGTAGCTTCTTCCGCGAGTGCTTTAGCTTCTTTTAGCTGTGCGCTGGCTTCAATGGATTTCTTGTTAGAGCTTTGAGCAGTTTGATAACCTTTGATAAGTTCAGCCATAGCCACAGTGTACTCTCTACCATCAACTTTAACTGGTACTTCGTATTCCATGTCTAGCTCTTCAGTATCTTCTTCCACTTCTTTTTCAGAGTCATCTGAGTCTTCCTCATCTTCCTCTTCTTCTTCAGTTTCTAGATTATCATCATTACTCTCGTCTTCTAATAGTTCAGTCTCGGGTGCCTCAGCTTCATCACTCTCTGCTGCTTCCTCCACTTCGTTATCAATATCATTGCTGGGTAGATCTTCTTCTGCTTCATCGCCGAAAAATTCGCCCGCTAGACCTTCTAACATTACATCTTCATCAACTAAATTTACTTTAACATCCCGACTATTTGTTGGGGTAGTTTCTAAACTCTCTGACATTATATAATCCTCCTATAGATTATTCTTTATTTGGCGGCAGCTTTTTTAGTAGGCGCTGCCACCTTATTAACCTTTTTAGTATTTTGCTTCTTTGACTCATGCTCAACTATTTCCTCAAAACGCGCAATAAGAATTTGCACCGAGTTAAGTTTTTCGAGTAGTTGCCTAATAACAGGCCCGTGTCCCCCTCGATTTGCTGCACCACGCATTTCGCGCAGTATATTTTTTTCTTCTAACTTAAACATTTTTAAATCATTTAATGTAAATTCATTCATTTGGGCCCTCCTGCTCTTTTTTGAATGCTTCGTTATCGCCAGCAACTGCCAACGACTCTATTTCTTTTTTTACATCAGTTAAAGCCACAACAGTATTATAAATAGTTTCTCGTAGCTCTGTTTGATGTGAACCTGTCTGGCTCCATGCCGCCAAATATTTTTCTCTAACCTTATCAAAGATTAAGTCATAAGCCTTGTTGCTTATAATCATTTTGGCATGGGCCCCTAGCTCTATTTTATCCATTTAACCTCCGTTTTATGAATTAATTACCAATTTTAGTGGGTTTGCCTGTTTGTATTTCTAAAGCAATTTCTGCTTTGTCTTTGGCAACCATATGCTCAAATTTAGCCCTATCAAGTTCCATATCGGCTTGCTTTTTCTGAATATCGGCCATTTGCTTTTGCAGAGTTAACATAAGTTTTTGTTGCTCTACCTCGTGCTCTTTTTGTTCTTCAGCACTTGCTGCTTGCTGCTGTTGAGCTACCGCTTGCGCTTGTTGTTGACCTTGCGGTGTTGATGGATCAACAATAAAATCAGTCCAATTTTCTATGCCAATTGAATCCATTAACTGCTTAGCAATATTAAACCCTGAAGCAGGATTAATAATACTTTTAGTTTCCGGGGTTTGATACAGCATTGGCATAACTTGTGTAGCCAGCATCATCATGTTTTCTTGAGTGTTAGCTTTGCTATTAGGCCCAACGTCTATGTCTACAGTACAATGCTCGATAGGCATCATGTCTTTAGATGTAACACCGTAATATGAAAAGTCTTTCATAATAGCATCCGCATTATCTAATATTAGGCTATAAACACCACGGCACAAGTCTTTAAAGCCAGTTTCAGCAAACCTACGCGCTACATACGCAATACGTTTTTGTGAAGCCGCTTGTACTTGCGCTACTTTACCTGCTGAGTTCCCAGAATCAAATAATTTCTCATTGACCCCCTGCGCTGCGCGTGTCATACCACTTGCTTGCTCTTTCTCGTTATTCATAAATTCTAACAAAGAGAACGTTGAAGGTGACAGAGAATCCGGGGTAATCGGTTGCACAGCGGCAACGGGACTACCATTAGTTGGAATAATCTGGTGTGGCTCGGGACTCTGAAGCGCACGGAAATCTACCGTGTTGGGATCTGCAAGAACTCGACCATAATTTGTCAAGTATACATTTTCTACCATGCCTCGAGTAATAGCCGTTTTAATTTCTGTAGCTGAGCGAGTCACGTCTGCTATAGACAACCCGTAAAAGGCATATGGAATCTCGATAGGACTTAAATTAGCTAAAGGTACACTATCTGCGTACTCTTCTAATAAAATCTCGTTACCGGCCACTATAAACCTTTTCAACTCAGAAATGCCATCACCATCTCTGTCAATCTTCATCCAGACCTCACTAACCGTAATTTCACGGTTTGAAGCGCCAAGGATATCGTCCTCTTCTCCTACCCAAATACCATTAACTGACTGTCTATTAGCGTTTTCGCCGTAGTTGCCTTTAAGGCCCGCAAAAGACTCTGCACCTTCTGTCGCTAAGTCATCTGATACATCAAATCCTTGCGCGCGAAGATCGGATAAAGACACTTCAGTTTGAATCCCTACAAATGTAGAGTTAGCTATTGAGGTAGCTGTTCTATTGATCATAAACGACTCAGGTGGAATATTTTCTAGCTCTATTTTAGACGTGTCTATTTTTCGCCTAATTTTAGCTAGCTCGTAGTATTCAACCTCTTCGCCTTCAATTGTTTCTGATGCGGTTACTAATTCAATAATTTCTACATCATCTTCCGCAGTTATAACGTCAAGTTGTGCTGAAGTTAAGTTTTCGTATTCTTCTACTTTATACTCAGAAGACTCCACCCACTTCCAGCGGATAGTTGCGTTTTTAAATAGTAAAGCGCTTTTAATCCAAGTATTTAATTCTACCCAGCCATTATTTTTAACAAAAATGCAATGGTTAGTAATATCGGAGGCTATGCCAGCAGCTTTAGATTGTGTTGGGTCCATTGGGTTAAATTTAGCTATTTTCCCATTGCTTAACATCAATTCTGAAATAACCGCTAGATACGAATCTACAATTTCTACAGTATCTGATGATACAACTTTAGAAACCCCCATTGGCGCCAATCTGCCTTTCGGCTGCTGCGTGTAGTAGTCAATGGCCTCTTCTCTTGCTTCCGATATCTCAGAACCATCAGAAAATGAGCCCACGGACTGATGAATAGCATCATTGATGAGGCCCGTTAGTTCTTCATCTGTTATTTTATTAATATTTTTCGACATAGTGTCTCCTAAATCCAATTGTTATTAGTCTCTGGTATATACATATTACCAAATCCTATTCTATCATTTGTTAACTTGTCAATGTGTGTTCGATAAACTTCGCAAGCAATAGCTAATGCCATCACTGAATCATCGAAACATCCGGGGCCTGCACCAGTTGAGCCCTTATCATCGGATAAGTAGTCTTTTAATTCTTGAATAATTACTGAAGACTTAATATCTAACTCTTCTTCAAATAACCAATTTTTTAAATTACCTATGATAGCAGGTTTAGATGCACTAGTTGTTCTAAAGCCTAGTCTTATCCCTTCTTCATTTGAAATATTAGCAATTTTTGTTTGAAAGTACATGTTAACGTAATTCATATCTTTTAACTTTTGAAGTGTGGCTACGCCCATTGAATTAGATTCGACAGCTAAAAGTGCGTTATTAAAATATCGTCCTAAATAAAATAGTTCTTTGCCAAAAGCAGAGGGGTCCACTCTGTTACTACGATACAAACCAACAACTTCTCTAAATGAGTTCATAACTACAGCAGTGCTATAATCTTGTCCTACCCCAAGAGCAACGTCTGCTCCAATAATGTATTTTTCGTTAAAGCTGGGGGCTTCCCATATTTCAAGGTGCCCTTCCCTTTGTTCATCCCAAGACATCATTTTAGGGTTAAAGCTTCTTATACTTGTTGCGGATTCAATTTTTAGTTTTTCAATTTTTTCAATATCAAATACATTAGCGCCTGATACTTGAAAAGCTTCTTCGGAAGTTGCGGGGTACTCTTGGGCAAACTTTGTTGCGCCAGATTCCCCAATTTTCATTCGCCTCCAATAAAGTTGGTCATTAGTTAAATTATACAATTCAGCTAGCGCTTCTTCTTCTTTGGTTTGTACGAAGTCTTTTGGGGACTTCATAGTGTATTCTAATGTCATATGCCAGGGTAAAAATACTGGAACATAGTCATTTAAGCCTTGCTCTGCTTTTTTCCACATTTCGTAAAAAGAGCCGGAAGCTCCATTAGCTGTGGATTCTAAAATTATTTCAGTGCCGTCAGCACTAGAAACGCCTTGAAACAAGCCGGCTAAAATTTTCTCTTGATTTTGCCAAAAAGCTACTTCGGAGCAATGCAAAATTGTAGGGGTGGTCCCTCTTCCGGCTTCGGGGGAACCTGCTGTGTACAGCCTAAAACCTGAATCATTATGCGCAAACTTAATTTCTTTTGCGTTAGACTTAACCAATTCCGGTTTTGTGTCTTCAGGCATTCTTTCAATAAACTGCTTGCTCATTGTAAATAGAGCGTCGGATGTTGCGCTATCGTGCGCTAAAACCACTGATCGAGTGTAAGGTG